TATGGAAAAGGACTCCCGCTGGTTCTATGCTTTATAGATCCGCAGAGCTTGAAGCCCTCTGGCCATTTGGTTATTCCTCCGTTGGAGACGCTAACTGGGACTCAATTGGCTACGTTACTCGATACGTTCTTAAAAAAGTAAAAGGTAAACAAGCCGAAGCCCACTATCAAGACGTCAACTTTGAAACCGGAGAGATAATCCAAAGAAAACCGGAATATGCAAAAATGAGCCTGAAACCCGGAATCGGAACGTCATGGCTCAAAAAATACCAAAACGATGTATATCCACATGATTACGTCGTATTTAACGAAAAACAAGTAAAACCACCAAAGTTTTACGACAAACAATACAATAAGGAAAACCCTTACGAGTTTGACGAAATACAATACGAAAGAGAAAAGACTGCTAAACTAAAACATCTGGACAATACACCCGAGCGACTCGCAGTAAAAGCAAAGGTAGTAAAAGCCAGATTAAGAAAACTTAAACGTACCCTCACTTAAGGAAATCCTCATGATTCTAGTACTTTGCTCTGTAAAAGACCGCGCAGCGGACGCATACGCACGACCAATGTTCGTGCCATCTGTTGGTGTCGCCATTCGGTCATTCTCGGATGAGATTAACCGACAAGCTGATGATAATCAGCTATATCATCATAGCGACGATTTCGATTTATATGAATTCGGCAGCTTTGATGACAATACTGGTCTGTTCACTTTACATGAACAACCAAAACTACTATCCTTAGGGAAACAGGTAAAAATTACCAAGTAAAAACCAAAGCGGAGAGAAAAGGTACTTTTCTCCCGCAACAACTTAGGAGCACAAATGCACCGCAATAAATCAGTAAACGTACATCAGTTCACTATGATTCCAAAGGCGGACATTCCCCGCTCCAAATTCGACTGTCAGTCGGCACATAAAACCACGTTCGACGCTGGTTACCTAGTTCCCGTATATGTTGATGAAGTACTCCCAGGGGATACTTTCAACTTAAAAATGACGGCATTTGCCCGTCTATCAACACCACTTTATCCAATTATGGATAACATGGTAATGGACTCATTCTTCTTCTTTATTCCTAACCGATTGGTCTGGGATAACTGGGAAAAATTTATGGGTCAACAGGAAAACCCAGACGATTCAATCGACTATGTGATTCCACAACAAACTACACCCGAAGGCGGTTACGCCATCGGATCTTTACAGGATTACATGGGCTTGCCAACGGCAGGCCAAATGGATCCTACAAAAACTATTGACCATTGTGCATTCTTTACAAGGGCATATAACTTAGTCTGGAACCAATGGTTCCGAGACGAAAATTTACAAGACTCTGTTCTTGTATATAAAGGCGATGTTACAGATGCAACGGCAGCTGCTAACTATGAACTACTTCGCCGTGGTAAACGTAAGGATTACTTTACCTCTGCATTACCTTGGCCACAAAAGGGAGATGCAGTAACTTTGCCTTTAGGCTCTACCGCACCTGTATTAGGTATCGGTAAAAATAACAGTACATTTAGTACTGGATCAATGTCATTTAGAACCAGTGATGGTGAAATGACTACATTCGCTCATTCAGCGACAATTGACCCAACTGTTGCTAACGGACAATTTAATATCGAGGAAAATCCTAATGCGCCAGGCTATCCAAACTTATATGCAGATTTATCACAAGCAACATCAGCAACAATCAATCAGTTGCGTCAATCATTCCAAATTCAAAAATTACTCGAGAGAGACGCACGAGGCGGTACACGATATACAGAAATCATTAGATCGCACTTTGGCGTTATCTCGCCAGACGCGCGACTCCAACGGCCTGAATACCTCGGAGGCGGTTCTACACCGATCAATATCAACCCCATTGCTCAAACCAGCGCATCGGCTGCGTCAGGGACTAATACACCTCTCGGTACACTTGGCTCTATGGGTACTGCCCTCGCTCACAATCATGGCTTTACTCAATCATTTGTTGAGCACGGCGTCGTAATTGGTTTAGTATCAATTCGAGCCGATTTAACATATCAGCAAGGTCTTGCTCGTATGTGGAGCCGTGAAACACGTTATGACTTCTATTTCCCAGCATTTGCTATGCTAGGAGAACAAGCAGTTCTTAATAAGGAAATTTATGTTACCGGAAACGATACAGACAACGACGTCTTTGGATACCAAGAGCGTTGGGCGGAATATAGATATTATCCTAGCCGAATTTCCGGCCTCTTTAGATCTACTGCAACTGGCACTATTGACGCATGGCATCTTGCCCAGAAGTTCACAACTTTACCAACATTAAATGATACTTTCATTGCTGATACACCTCCTGTTGAGCGTATTGTGGCTGTCGGAGCCGCTGCCAACGGAAAACAATTCATCTTTGATTCTTTCTTTGATGTTAAGAAAGCTCGACCATTGCCAATGTACTCTGTACCTGGCTTAATCGATCACTTCTAATATGTTTGATATTGGCGCAGCCACCGGTGGAGTTTTAGGCTTCATCGGTCAAAACATGACGAACCAAAGCAATCGTGATATTGCGAGTGCAGCGAATGCTGCCTCGTCAATGAACGCCGCTTCTCAAATGGCGTTTCAAGAGCGTATGCGTGAAACCCAATACCAAACTGCAGTTGAAGATATGAAAAAAGCTGGATTAAACCCTATGCTTGCTTATAGTCAAGGTGGTGCGGGAGTACCATCCGGCGCTATGGGTTCTGTATCAACTGCTACTATGGGCAATGCACTTGGTGCCGGAGTTTCCGGCTATCAAGCATTAGCCTCTAACAATGCTGACCTTGATTTAAAAGCAAGTCAGACAACTGCTACAACTGCCCAGGCTATTAAGACTGAGGCAGATACTATACAAACCAAAGCTATGACTTTGAAAACTGCTGAAGACACTGCTTTATCGTCTCAGCAAAAAGTTAATTTACAAGAACAAATACGTAAATTAGACGAAGAAATACTTAACCTTAGAGCGACCAGGGGACTTACTGGAGCGCAAACTAAAAACGTGCAAGAGAATATTGCACCATCTACCGATCCTTATTGGTATCGGGATTTAAAACGTATTGCAAACTCTGCTAAAGATGTTGCAACACATAAACGCATCCCTATGTTCAACGCAGAGGGTGCTGAAAATGCCTTTAACAAACTACGTCAGAAATTATCAAAATGAAAAATGTTCCATTTATTCGAAACCCTTACAACTATGACACGAATGCTGCGTCAAATGAGTCTGGGTTGCGTTGTGAGGACGCAACTCGGACTCAGCAGCATTTCAAAGACGAAACGGATATAAATAATATCCTTCGTCAATTCAACATAACAGGCCAATTGCCTACAAAGGCAATAACACCTCGCTACGGCGACTTTACAAACATTGGTGACTACCATACTGCCTTAAACGCAGTTATCGCTGCAGAGGACGAATTTATGACTCTGCCAGCTCAATTAAGGGCTCGTTTTGATAACGACCCTGCAGAACTTATTGAGTTCCTCAATAATCCTGAAAACTTACAAGAAGCCCAGAAATTGGGTTTTGTAAATAAATACGAGGCGAGTGCTCCAAACATGGAGAGTACCTCGGAAAAAGCGGGCGATGAGCCCGCAGCACAGTAATCATACTTGATATTACTGTGCTAGGTGACACCAAACAACCACTAAAGGAGAAAAAATATGTACATGCATCGTAAAGGGGTAAGCAAAAAGAAGTCTGCTAGGACCTTCCGTAAACACTCAATGAGAACTAAATCGCCAAATATGCGATCAGCCCCACAACGTGGAGGCTGGAGGCTCTAAAAAAGCCCCCAGGCACCTCACATGCCGTGTACTTCTCCTATAACCGCTTACTTAAGCGGTTATCAAACTTTTCATGCCAATGACAAACCCAGTCGGGTTTTGTCATTCAAACGTGACGATGACGATAGTCATCGCGAAATACAAATACCATGCGGTCAATGCGATAGCTGCCGTATGGAACACGCACGTCAATGGACTATGCGTTGCACTCATGAAGCGCAAATGCATGAAAAAAACTCTTTCATAACCCTCACATACAATGATGACAATCTCCCAAGCGATGGATCTTTACACCACGAACACTTTCAATTGTTCCTCAAAAGACTTAGAAAGAAGTTACAACCTCACAAAATCCGCTATTACATGGCTGGAGAATATGGCGACGATTTCAGCCGACCTCACTTCCACGCCATTATCTTCGGATACTCTTTCGATGATAAGAAACTATGGAAAAGGACTCCCGCTGGTTCTATGCTTTATAGATCCGCAGAGCTTGAAGCCCTCTGGCCATTTGGTTATTCCTCCGTTGGAGACGCTAACTGGGACTCAATTGGCTACGTTACTCGATACGTTCTTAAAAAAGTAAAAGGTAAACAAGCCGAAGCCCACTACCAAGACGTCAATTTTGAAACTGGAGAAATAATCCAAAGAAAGCCAGAATACGCAAAAATGAGCCTGAAACCCGGAATCGGAACGTCATGGCTCGAAAAATATAAAAGCGACGTATATCCTCATGATTACGTCGTGTTTAATGAAAAAAAAGTCAAACCGCCAAAATACTACGACAAAAAATATAATAAGGAAAACCCTTATGAGTTTGACGAAATACAATACGAACGAGAAAAAACTGCTAAACTAAAACATCTGGACAATACACCCGAGCGACTCGCAGTAAAAGCAAAGGTAGTAAAAGCCAGATTAAAAAAACTTAAACGAACCCTCACTTAAGGAAAATCCTCATGATTCTAGTACTCTGTTCAGTAAAAGACCGCGCAGCGGACGCATATGCACGACCAATGTTCGTGCCCTCTGTTGGTGTCGCCATACGGTCTTTCTCGGATGAGATAAACCGTCAAGCTGATGATAATCAGCTATATCATCATAGCGACGATTTCGATTTATATGAATTTGGTAGCTTTGATGATAATACTGGTATGTTCACTTTACATGAACAACCAAAACTACTATCCTTAGGGAAACAGGTAAAAATTACCAAGTAAAAACCAAAGCGGAGAGAAATGAATCATTTCTCCCGCAACAACACAGGAGCAAAAATGCACCGCAATAAATCAGTAAACGTACATCAGTTCACTATGATTCCAAAGGCGGACATTCCCCGCTCCAAGTTCGACTGTCAGTCGGCACATAAAACCACATTTGATGCTGGTTACCTAGTTCCCGTATATGTTGATGAAGTGCTCCCAGGGGACACTTTTAACTTAAAAATGACGGCATTTGCCCGTCTATCTACACCTTTATATCCAATTATGGATAACATGGTGATGGATTCATTTTTCTTCTTTGTACCAAACCGATTAGTCTGGGATAACTGGCAACGATTTATGGGTCAACAAGATAATCCAGACGATTCAATTGATTATGTGGTACCACAACAAACATCACCAGAAGGCGGATACGCCGTCGGATCATTGCAAGACTTTATGGGTCTCCCAACTGTCGGCCAAGTAGATCCAACAAAAACAATAGACCACGGTGCTTTCTGGACACGTGGCTATAATCTTATTTGGAACGAATGGTTTCGAGATGAAAATTTACAAGATTCTGTTCTTGTATACAAAGGCGACGTTACTGATACAACGGCAGCCGCTAATTACGAGCTTCTGCGACGTGGTAAACGTAAGGATTACTTTACCTCTGCATTGCCTTGGCCACAAAAAGGGGATGCAGTTACATTGCCTTTAGGTACATCAGCTCCAGTTAAAGGCCTTTATAGTAATGGAGCCGTTGCAACAGCGGGAGCTGGTTGGTATAACCAGGACGGTGTAGCCGGAACTGGTCAAAATATTAAGATTTCTCAAGAGACTTCAGGTAGATTAGTCGGTTTCGCCGCTGGTACTGCTTCTAACACATTAAATGTATATGCTGATTTATCTCAAGCAACATCAGCTACTATTAATCAATTACGTCAGTCATTCCAAATTCAAAAATTACTTGAGAGGGACGCACGTGGTGGAACACGTTATACAGAAATTATTAGATCGCACTTCGGTGTTATTTCTCCAGACGCACGACTCCAAAGGCCTGAATACCTTGGAGGCGGTTCAACACCGATTAATATCAACCCAATCGCGCAGACGTCTGCTTCGGCTGCTTCAGGGACAAATACTCCTCTCGGTACACTTGCTTCTATGGGTACTGCTCTTGCTCACAATCATGGCTTTACTCAGTCGTTTGTTGAACACGGCATAATTATCGGATTAGTTTCAATCCGTGCTGACCTTACATATCAGCAAGGTCTCTCACGTATGTGGAGCCGTGAAACACGATATGATTTCTATTTCCCAGCATTTGCAATGTTAGGCGAACAAGCCGTATTAAATAAGGAAATTTATGTTACCGGAAACGCTTCAGACGACGAAGTTTTTGGATACCAAGAACGTTGGGCGGAATATAGATATTATCCTAGTCGAATTTCCGGACTCTTTAGATCTACTGCAGCTGGCACTATTGATGCATGGCATCTTGCCCAGAAGTTCACAACTTTACCCACATTAAATGATACTTTTATCGCTGATACTCCACCTGTCAACCGTATTGTTGCTGTTGGTGCAGCAGCAAACGGAAAGCAATTTATATTTGATTCTTTCTTTGATGTAAAGAAAGCTCGACCATTGCCTATGTATTCAGTACCAGGCTTAATTGATCATTTCTAATGGCCATTTATGATTATTCACAACCTTATGACAGTAGTCATATGCAACCACAAGGATCGGCTATGAGCCTTGGTGGAATAACTGGTGGTGTGTTGGGTTTTATAGGTCAACAACAAACTAATCAAAAAAATTGGGATATAGCAGATGCAGCTAATAGGGCATCTGCTGCACAAGCTAAAGAACAAATGGACTTTCAGGAGCGGATGCGATCTACTCAATATCAGACTGCTATTGAAGATATGAAAGCAGCTGGTTTAAATCCCATGTTGGCATATTCACAAGGCGGAGCCGGTGTGCCTACTGGCGCAATGGGTAGCGTTTCAACTGCTAAGATGGAAAACGCATTAGGTGCCGGAGTTTCCGGCTACCAACAATTAGCTACAAATAATGCTGATCTTGATTTAAAAGCAAGTCAAACAACAGCCACTACAGCCCAGGCAATTAAGACTGAGGCAGATACTATACAAACTAAAGCTATGACTTTAAAAACTGCTGAAGATACATCGTTATCTACTCAGCAGAAAATTAATTTGCAAGAGCAAATTAGAAAATTAGATGAAGAAATTCTGAATCTTAGAGCAACCAGGGGTTTAACTGGTGCTCAAACAAAAAATGTTCAAGAAAATATTGCACCTTCTGTAGATCCTTATTGGTATAGGGATTTGAAACGCATTGCAAATTCTGCTAAAAATATTTCTGAACTTAAACGCATCCCTATGTTTAATAAACAGGGTGCGGAAGAATCTTTCAACAAACTTCGTCAAAAATTATCACAATGAAAAATAACCAACCTTTTATTCGTAATCCTTATAATTACGATACTCTTGCTGCGTCAAATGAGTCCGGCCTGCGTTGTGAGGACGTTAGTCGGACTCAGCAGCATTTTAAAGACGAAACTGATATAAATAATATTCTTCGCCAGTTCAATATAACTGGCCAATTACCTTCAAAGGCCTTATCGCCACTGTATGGCGATTTCACCGGTATCGGTGATTATCATAGTGCCTTAAATCAAGTTATCGCCGCAGAGGGTGAATTTATGACCCTACCGGCAACTTTACGGGCTCGTTTTAATAACGACCCACAAGAATTGATCGAATTCTTGAATAATCCAGAAAATAAACAAGAAGCCATTAATTTGGGTCTTGTGAATAAACCCGAGGCGAGTGCTCCAGTTCTGGAGAGTACCTCGGAAAAAGCGGGCGATGAGCCCGCAGCACAGTAATCATACTTGATATTACTGTGCTAGGTGACACCAAACAACCACTAAAGGAGAAAAATATGTACATGCATCGTAAAGGGGTAAGTAAAAAGAAATCCGCGCGCACTTTTCGCCGTCATTCTTCACGGACTAAAAGTCCAAATATGAGATCAGCTCCACAGCGTGGAGGCTGGAGGCTCTAAAAAAGCCCCCAGGCACCTCACATGCCTTGTACTTCTCCTATAACCGCTTATTTAAGCGGTTATCAAACTTTTCATGCTAACGACAAGCCCCACCGGGTGTTGTCGTTTAAAGATAACGATGACGATAGTCATCGTCAAATACAAATACCATGCGGTCAATGCGATAGCTGCCGTATGGAACACGCACGTCAATGGACGATGCGGTGCACTCATGAAGCACAAATGCATGAAAAAAACAGCTTTATAACACTTACATACAATGATGACAATCTGCCAAGCGATGGATCACTACACCATGAACACTTTCAATTGTTCCTCAAAAGACTTAGAAAGAAACTACAACCTCACAAAATCCGCTACTATATGGCTGGAGAATATGGCGACAATTTCAGCCGACCTCACTTCCACGCCATTATCTTCGGATACTCTTTCGATGATAAGAAACTATGGAAAAGGACTCCCGCTGGTTCTATGCTTTATAGATCCGCAGAGCTTGAAGCCCTCTGGCCATTTGGTTATTCCTCCGTTGGAGACGCTAACTGGGACTCAATTGGCTACGTTACTCG